AACTTTTGAAGAGACAGTTGTGCTGATTGATTGTCATTTCTAAATATCTGTACGTAGTACATTGCACCATCAACTATAATATGTCTATAGGCTTCTGGTGCAGAAGGTACGTCTGAGTGTAGTATAAGATCTACTGGAAGAGAATACATCTCGTATATAAGTTCATAATTTTTGTCAGGTGAAGGATGTACTATGTACTGATTACCCGGAGCTCTTATTATATGTGTAGGTATCTTACGAATACTCTCGTCTTCATTATACTCACCATCTACATGCTTAGAAAGATAGTCCTTATAATTCATTTTCTTTAAGGCAACAGTTGCGTTATCAAATGTAGAGTTACGTTTTATTCTAAATGTACTGTAGTCTACTGTCTTAGCATTGTAAGGTATATCATACCTCATATCACCTGCAGTTAATATATCTTCTTGTTCTAAGTAATTAAAAGGCCATTGAAACTGCTCTTGATTTAGTAATCTAATAGAAGAATTTATAGCATCTTTAGCTGTATTATAAAAACCTGTAGCATCTGCAAAGTTACTTGAACTAAGTTCAGTCTCATTAACTCTACGATTTAAATCATTGACCAGTTCTAAATAATTATATGCCATGATTATCGTTCCTTGATTGGTAGCTGAATAACACGCTCTGACACTAATGAAGTATTAAATGTAACTGCACATGTTATCTTGTATGTTTTATTAGCTGTACCTGCACCAAACCTAGCTGTAGCTACAGTAGGTGTATTAGTCTGTTGATATAAAGTAAGACCATCTACTGTTTCACCTGAAGACACTGCTGTCTTAGTACCATCAGCATTTTTAATTGACCAGTTTACAGCCTCTATAGAATGTGTGTCTAAAAATCTTGACCAATCTACTGAGTAATCTAATATTTCGTCGGGGTCTTTGAAAGGCCATTTCATTATGCTGCAATCCTATCCGCTAGTATTAACAAGTTTCTATTCTCATGAAGTACTAATACATTATTACTATAATCTTGAAGAGCTACTGTTACTACTTTATTTTCTGAAGGTATGTTTATTGTAAACCTAGTATCTTGATCTAGAGGTGTTAGTTCTATTATACCTATGTTATTAGATACTTCTGATGTAGTTACTGGGCTTGTTGTTGCACCTAATAAGTGTAATTGTTCTAATTCAGGTGTTGTTAATTCAAAGTTTGTTTCCGCATCTTCCGCAATGAGGTTATTAAAGATAACCATATCAGGTGAGGTAGTAGATGTAGAAGAGTTAAGATTATTTGCAGTAAGAGTTTGATTTTGATTTATACTTACTACATTTGATTCTGAATTAGCTTCTACATCTGTAGCATTTAAATCATTTAATTCTGAAAGGTCAGGCTCTGTAACAGAAGAACTTGAAACAGCATCAGTAGAAATAAGGTTATGTAACTGATTTATCGTAGTTGCTGTAGTCTCAGAATCTACTTCTGCATCTACGCCAGATATATTATGTAATTGACCTACTACTGGATTAGGTATTGTAGCAGTATTTGCATCAATGTCAATAGCATCTAGTGTATTAAGTTCATCAACATCAGGATTAGTAATCTCTGACGAAGACTCAATAAAGTCTGCTAAGTATACAACATTAGCAACGGCACTAGGTGCTGTAACTTCTGAGCTAGTTTCTATGCTAACAGCATTTAAAGTCTGTAACTGATTTATATAAGGTATTGTAAGAGTAGTAACAGATCTAACATCTTCAGCGTCTAATATGTTTAACTCATCCACATCAGGATTAGTTATACTAGAATTACTCTCAATGTTAATGCTTAAGAAGTTATGTAACTGAGTAATGTTATTACTACTTACTTCAGTATTAGTATCAACTTCATTATTAGTTAGTATATGTTTTTGATTTAAATCATTAGTAGTTACTTCTGAATCTGATTCGCCATTTATTGCATCTACAATATGGACTTGTTCTATAGCTACTTGAGATGTTTCAGTTGAAATATCAATACTAACAGCATTTAAAACACTTATCTGACTTAAGCTAGAAGAAGTTACTTCTGTATTGGTTTCAACACTAGTAGCTGTAAGTTCGTGAGATTCACTTAATGCAGGAGAAGTAACTATACTTGTAGTACTAATATCATTAGCAGATAAATCTTGCTCTTGTGAAACAGAAGGAGAAGATGTCTCAGTGTCATTTTCTAAAGCTGTATGCTGTAGAACATGTACTTGATCTATATCAGGACTTGATGTTTCAGTATTACCTGTTGCACCTGAGTGTGTTAAGATATGTACTTGATCTAGTTCAGGGCTTGATGTTTCATTAGGCGTACCACCCAAACTTACAGAACTTAAATCTACATAGTTATTATTAAACTCACGATATCTAGTTATTGTACCTGTAAATGCACTTCTACTATTACCATCACTAACACCACCCTGAACACTACTACCTGTTGCTGCGTTGGCCACACTTGCGTTTGCTAGGTTACCACCAGCCCAATCTCCATCTCCATTAAAATCTACAGAAACTATTTGATTAAGACCGTTAGTGCTATCATTCCACCAACATTGAATGTGATTTTGGTAATCAATAGTAACAATAAGCTGACCAGCTACACCAGCATAAGCAGACATATCAGTGGTTGTGGTAGACGTTTCATTAGATACACCTGATACTGCACCTGATACAGACAACCTAAGATTGCCTCCTGATACCATACCTACATATGTTCCGTCTACGTATCCACCTTGGTCTAATATACACCCAGTATCTGTTGTACTGAAAGTCATATCAAGTACAAAAGTTACATCAATTTTACCCCCTCCACCAGAGCCTGATGAAAAGTTTGAAGCAGGGAAGCTTGTTATTTCTCGTAAGTAAGTAGTACCATAAGTACTATCTATACTAAGAGCACCACCTGCACCACCTGTTATAACATCAGTAGCATTTAGTGTATGTACCTGATCAACAGAAGGGGATGTTACACTAGTGTTAGACTCTACTGAAGTAGCTTCTAGGTTATGTGACTGACCTGTGCTAGGTATTGTAAGTGTAGTAGCAGAAGATACATCATTAGCGTCTAGTATGTTTAGTTCGTCAACATCAGGGTTAGTTATACTTGATGTAGATTCTACATTTACTCTTAATAGTACATGTGTCTGATCTAAATCACTAGAAGTAACTTCACTTGTAGTACTAATATTATCTGCACTAAGTACAACCCCTAAAGAAGGTTGGCTGACCTCAACCTCAGAGCGTACATGTCCACCATACTGTTCCTGTCCAAAGACAGAAGTACCGTAAACAGCGTAACCGCTTGCTCTTAAGTTATGATCAGCCATCTTAAGTAACGCCTATTAAGCGTCACGAATTGTTATAGAAACTGCATCTAATGAGAATGTGTTACCAGTAGTAACAGCTTGAGAAGCACTCAAAGAACCCGTAGCATACAGTGTGTTTGAACCGTTTGTTAATGCCCAGAATGCCGCAGTTCCAGTACCTGTTACAGTACCTGCAGTAATCGCAGGAATAATTACACGTCTACCATCAGTCGCACCGTTCTGTGGAGAGCCGGTATTAACTGTAGCGTTACCCAGTGTATTTGTTGAAGTTGCCGCAGTATAAGTAGTAGGCTCACTTGAGCAGATATCTAAACGAGTACCGTTAGTATCTACTACTGTAAGTCCATTATCAAACACGGTATCAGCGATAAAAGCCATAGTGTGAATCCTCTTTTAATGTTTTTAAATAGATAGAGAGCCCCATAATTGGGACTCCCTGTATTTGTTTATTTTACGCTAAGTTGTATTTAGCTGTGATCAACGCTTCTGGACGTAAGATCTTGCGCCCGTAAAGATGCATACCACGGCAGATATCAGCGAATGAATCTGGATCACGGTATGTTTCTGTTTTGTTGATTTGCTCTGCAGTTGCTACAGCTGAGTCATGACCAGCTACGATAACACCGTAGTTAGTATTTTGGTTAGCTGTACCTGTTGTACCTGCACCAGTACCTACTGCTGGTAAGTTACTTGAAGTATATACACGGAAGCCGTGGAAGTTGTTCAAGACTAGACCGTTACGTAATCCACCTGACTCACCGAAGTCTGCATTAAACAGACGTGAATCTTCATCACGAAGGACTTCCATCATGATAGGATCAAGTACAAGCCATCTACCTGCAGTGTCTACTTGGTTCTGATCTAACAAACG